TGATCCCGTTTTTGCTAAGAACACAGGTTCCATATTAGAACCCATAACCATATTTGATATATTTGTTTCAGCAGAATTAAAATATGACCAAGAACTGGTTTCAAAATTAAAAACGTGAAAAGCTACATCACTAGCCTCTGAATCGTGTGTTATATAAACTTCTTTTTGCTTAGACGAATATCCTACCACGGGTCTATCTTTTGTTAATCCTTGCCAAGCAGACCTGATTGGATATGAAAGCTCCTGTACTCCTGATGGTGTCATTAATGATATTTGATTATCATCTGCAACTATCAAACCATATGGTGTGGCTGCAAAAGCATTTCCTGAACTAATTCCATACCCTTTGAATTCATTTTCTAAATACCAATTTGCAGCAGTTCCAGCTTGAACATTATATACATATGTATGTCTATCTTTTAAAACAAAAAGCCTATCTAAATAACCGACAAGAGCTACAATCTCGTCTCCATCTAATCTTCCAAAATCTTTATATGCACTAAAATTAATTACGTCAGGTTGAAAAATAGGAGAAAAGTAAACTCTTGAACGCTCTCTGACTGTTTGGTCGTTTTCGTCACCTGTAAGAACATTTCCATAAAATGTAATATCGTTGATAACTGCTGATGCTTTCCACCTAATTGCTGGTATCTTTTGACCAGCATATCTTCCTGTACGACTTTGATAGGTTTCACCTTTAAAAGCATCATTAGGAATATACCAAGTTGCTATTTTTTCATCTGAAACAGGAGAGCCTGTCATATATCTATCTCCTGGAGTTGCATCCATATTTGCAGCGTGGTTTATCATATTTTCTGTCATTATTAATGCTGACGTGCTAGTAACTGTACCTATAATTCCAACCAATGTTCTGTAATCTCTTAAGTCTCGTACATTGTTTTCATAGTGTAAAAAAACCATATCACCAGCAACAAAATTTGCAAAAGCACTTGAACTTGTAACATTTCTTTCATCTCCACCTGATATGGTAATACTTGTAGCTCTTGCGGAACTATCAGTTCCAATATTAGCCCAATCAGGGCAAGGTAACCAATATCCCATATTTCTTGCTCTTTGAACAACTAGACCTCCACTAACTGTTGGAGTGCCACCCGATCTAAAATCACCATATGCCATTATGTGGTTGTTCCTATATTTGTTGGTACAGGTGCTGATGCTGAACCTGAAGTGGTTGTATCTCCAACACGAATTGCTTTGTAATCATTTGACCATCCAATTCCCATATCACAATGTGCTACCAAGTAATAATCAACTTCCCCTTTGGGTTTCCAATATACATTTATTCCTGTAATTCTTTGATTGTCTTCATCTTTGATATACATATCTCTTACATTTAGCACAATTTGAATACCAGGCATTCTTGTACCATCTCCCGAATCTTCCATACTTTGAATACCAATTTCACCTGTTTGTGATTTTGCTAGAGCTGACTCTTGTACATAATCATAAATATAAGTAACTGTATAAAGGTCTTCATTGTTAAACGTACCAGCGGGTTGGTCAGGTCCAAATATATTTGCAGCGTGGTCAGGGTGATGAATATATAAACCAACATTAGCCGTGTCTTTTACCTGGTCATCTTTATCCCAAGTCATATTCATTTGAGTAAGTACAGGTGGTCTTATACGAGTGTTATAAACGTGCCAAGCATTACTTTGTTTTGTATAAACAGGACTTCCTGTAAGAGGAGTTACTGGTTTTTCAGGCTCATCATAAGTAATCCCTTGTCCAAACCGATCTCTTTTAATAAACCCATACCATTTTGATTCGTGGTCATCTTGTTCAAATTGACCATCACTAATCCTTAATACTTGATTGTGTTCAAAGATATTAATGTGTTGTGTTTTAGCATTATTTATATTATCCCATTGCCCACTTGCATCTACATCCCAAGCTAAAACCCAATTTGTACCATTGTCTTGTGTTCTTATAAAGCTTACATCTGAACGATCTGAATTAATTCTGTAGGCATAATAAAATGGTGTACTCGCACTTGTTCCATCTTTGTCAAACTCTGCCCTGTAATAAGCTAACCCCATTGAATGTTCAGGAAGAGAACCACCTGATACTAATGTTTGAGTTGTATTACCTTTTGTTGTTGTAGCACCTCTTTTTTCAGCCCTACCAACTTTATCGTTTACAACATTTGTAAAGCTTTGATAAGCATCATTGTTTATATCAAACTCAGATAAATGAGTTACAAGCCCTCCAGCAAAGCTTCTTATGTTTAATTTTTTCTTTGGTCCTGGCATTAGAAATCATTGTACTCCGTTTTAAAGTAAGACTCACCACCTTTTTTATGACCAAACATAACTGCGGTTTCTTTATACCTTAAAAATTGTACGTCAAAATATTGAGCTTGTTGTAAGTCTCCTTTTAATTCCATTACCCTTGCTGCTGCATAGTACACTAAAGCCAAATGATATTGCTTGTCTATTTCAGGCTCCGTTGTGTCTTGTGTCATCTCAAGAGGTGTTGGTGTATAATAAACCTTTAACTCTTTACCTGTTGCTGGGGTTGGATAAATACCAAGCTTTGCATCTCTTGTTATATAATAAAAAGAACCTGAATACGATTTTAATACTGAATTTTTACTCATTACGCTTTCACCAAAAATAGTTGACTATCAGATGTAAAAAAATTATTGGATGCTGAATATGTAGTTGTGTCTACATCTGATATTTCGTGCATACCAATTCTTTCTATTTTATAATCCCCAAGATCAACTCGTTTTACTTTCATAAATCTGATAGAGGTAGCATCACCTAACCCCTCAGCTTTCCAAATCTCTCCATTTAAATCATAACGCTGATAAGAACTATTTGTATCTCCTGACAGGGTTACAAAAGATTCTAATAGATCCCCCTCATCAACAATTATCATTTGAGCCTCGTTGATAAAATCATTTACAATTCCATCTGTAACTTTTTCTGCTGATGGCTCGTTTGTCAATTGTCTTACCTTGGACCTAATTTCTTTTAAATTCATATCAATTCATCCTTGGTGTTTGTACTCCGTGAGGCTCCTCGACCTGTTTTACTTGTGTGTCAAGAGCATATACATTTCTCACCTCATTAAGTTTGTTGTTTAAGTCTTGTTCAGCAACTTGCTTGATTCCTTGCATATTTAATTTTGTTGCTGCTTTGCTTATAGCTGATAATACAACTAGGTCTTGATACTCTTCAGGTATATCAACTGTACTTGTATCATTACCCATAGTAGTTGGCTTTCTTATAAAAAATAATGTGGCTGAATTACCTGATAAAGCGGTTGCTGAACTACCTACAAAAAGATATAAATTCTCACCAAACCAATTAACAAAATAAGAGTTATCATAAGCAGTATTTGATAATAAAGTATGTATTCTAAAGTCTTCTATAAAAGGAACATTTGTTCCGTTTGCTAGAATAAGTTTTACAAACTTCATTACCTTTGTAGCAGCGTAGTTTCCAGTTAAACTAACTGTTGTAATTGAATTATTAGTTGCAGTTAGGGATATTGATTCTGATGTTCCATACCATAGATTAGCAATAGAAGATAATCTTCTAGCAACATCTTGCTGAGATAGGTTCAACCAATAGTTCAACTCTTGTTCGCTAAACTTATTAGGTGCAATATCATCAAGTCTTGCAGCTAGATCACTTCTAATTGTTCTTAATGTTGTTTCATTTAATGCCATTATAGTTTATGTATCCCAGCATATCTTTGGGATAACGCTCCTAATCTTTGATAAAAATCGTTCATAATTAATTGAGCAACTTGATATTCCTCAATTTGTTTTTTGCCTTGTGCAACTGCATAATCAACCATTAATGGTTGCAACCATTCAGGTAGGTCACACTCTGTTCCTGTTGTGGTTTGTGGTAACTTGATATAAGAAACCTCAGCGGAATTACTTTCATTTACACAAGCTTGTGACAAAAGAATAGACCCATCTTTTATGGCATAATATTTACCACTTGCTGATGGAAATGATGATGTATCGCTTAAGACCTTATCCATCACTTGTGGAGTTGTTTTTTGTGCATAAGTTAGAGACCCACTTGCCTCTTTAAATCTTACTGATAGAATCCTAAAAGCATCACTAGGAATACCTACTACACTTGTAGAGCCTGTTGATCCAGGATTAC